TTGTCCTGCTGCAACTGAATTTGCAAAAGTCGGTTTGCTTGTAGTGTTATCTATAAAGAAAGCACCATTAAACACTCCAACTAATAACGCTTCCGTGCCAGATGCGAAGTCTACTCCGCCTCCACCACCATCATCAGTTGTAGAGAAACTTGCGTCTTGTAGGAATCCTTGATCTCCAGAAGAGTCTTCTAAAGATACTGGGTTTCCTTTGAACAGACCAACACCAGTGTTATCTTTGATGTCGTACTTAGATTGACCTTGGATTGAAGGCGTGTTGCCTAATCTCATAGCCGCTTTAAGTCCGAAACCAGTTGTACTAGCATTTGCCATAGTTGTTTCTCCTTATGT